CGGTCAGCGCCATCAGTACCACCACCGTTTTCTGCTCGTCAGCATGACGACCGGCTGCCCGCCCCGGCGCGCGTCGGTGTCGTCGATGACCCCGTCTTGATCGCTGTCGTATGTGAAGGACACGCGGCCCCACTCCTCGCGATACTGCTCGGCATAGTAGTCCGCGAGCTCGCGGTAGCGCCCGTCACCGACCGACTGCGCATCGGCGCGAAAGATGAGCTCGAGCGTCTTGGCGCGGTGCGCATCCAACAGCGCCCACACATCGAAGACGAGCTCGGGCCTGTTGCCGAGCTTGATCAGGTCCCTCCTGACCACAGCGTCGGCGGCCTGGATGGTGCCGTCGAGGTCGAGGGTGCCGGCGGTCTCGCGGTCGGCGAGCTCGGGGTGGAGCTCGGTGACGTCGCCCTGGGTCAGCACATGCCGGTAGGGCCTCCGCACCAAAAAGGCGGGTCGCGAGAACAACTGTGTCGCCCCGTCGATTACAAGCGACCAGACTTCGAGCCAGTCACCCGCGAGCGACTCGGTCGAGGTCGAGGACGCGGCGAGCGAGTAGGTCGACGGGTCGCCGGCGGTGACGGTGGCCTCGTCGATGATCTTGCGCGAGCCAGCGTAGAGGCTCACGGTGCCGCTCGTCGCCGTCTTCGTCGCGCCGGTCGCATCATCGTAAACGGTCAGCGAGAGCGTCTGGGTGACGCCCCGCTGCAGCTCGTCTGGATAGGGGACCGACGCGATGAGGGCCATGCTAGCGGATGTCCAGGTAGACCAGGTGGACGTCGAAGGCTCCGCTATCGAGGTCCGTGGTGCCAGCCCCGTCGCCGAGGTTGGCCCCCGTCGCGGTGAACTTCGCGACGACAACCATGCCGCCCGCGATCTCGGTCGACCCCGCTGCGATGTTCTGCTGCCGCCCCGTCGCCCCGAAGAGGTCGAAGGAAGCGAAGAGGGCGTCAGGGTCGGCGGTGTCACCGACCTCGATGCCGAGCGCCGAGATGCTGCCCGAGTCGGTGGCGGCCGTCACGTTGTCGACGAAGCACGCGATGAGCACCGCGCCGGCCGGCAGCGTGACGAGCGAGATCGACTCGGTCGTCGACGCCGCGTCGAGCTCGGTGTAGTCGATGCGATACACCTCGTGGATGAGGTTCTCGCCCATGGCCCGCTTGATGATCTGTGTCGCCATTATCGGCTCCCTTTCTTGTCGTTTCGTACTGCGACCTCGCGAGCTTTCGCCATCGCCTGGTCATGAGTCATCTTGCGGCCGCTCCGCTCGGACTGCTCCGAGAGGCGACCGGCGAGGCGCTCCATCGCGCGACGCCCCTCGGTCTCGGTAGGACGACCGCTCATGCCTTCGCCCTCTTCGACCTGGTCGACCTGCTCGAGCTCGCGACAGGGAAGCGACCAGCGCGCATGCCGGCGAGCTTCGCCATGAGCTGCTCGATCTTGGTTTGGATGTGCGGCAGATGGGAGCGGCTCTCGAGGCGTCCGATCTCGCGCGACACCAGGTCAGTTGCGCCCTCGAGCACCTCGGGCGGCGGGGCCTGCACGATGCCCTCGCGCACGAGCTCGCGTCGCCACTGTAGCCAGCCGACGTCATCGAAGCGCGGGGCCATGCGGCCAATGCCGACGGCGACATAGCTCGTCCAGGCGTCGACGTAGCGCGTGCCGCGCCGCGTCTGCAGTCGTCGGATGTAGGACGTGCCCCCAGGGCCCTGGTCGGGCTCGATGATGGTCCAGCCCGCGCCCCGGTACTCCCCGAGCGCACGAGCGAGACCGCCGGCCCGAGCTGACACCCCATTCACCCCGGGCGTGTGATGGAACTTCTTGAGCCTCGGCACCCACTCCCATCGCACATCCGGGTCGATGTCGAGGTCGCGCTGCGCCTCGGCGAGCTCGATGCCCTGCTGCTGACTGTGCAGCGTGGCGAGCTCGAGGAGGTCAATGCACTCCCACGAGCCCGGGCTGCTGATGAAGTGAAAGGGCTCGCGGTGTCCTTCGTCGCTACCCAGGTCGGGTAGGGTCTCGCTGCGAGTCGTCCTCGCGTCGAATGTCTCGCCAGTATAGACGGGCATGGGTGGGGCCTCCTGTGTCGTGTGAGATGCTGCCCGCTCGGCCCGGGCCCGCCCAGGAGACGAAACGGTCTCACGGGCGAGCGGGCGAGCAAGCGAGTCAGCTAGGCGTCGGTCACGATGCCGACGATGCGAGCCTGCTCGATGATGCCGATGCCGAGGTAGCTCGAGCCGACGATCTCGGTCGTGCTCTTGCTGGCATCGCGCTCGAACTCAACGACGAACTCGTCGGCGCGGATGACCTGCGAGCCGATGACCTCCTCGACGACTCCGATACGGTAGCCCACGGCCCCGGCTCCCATCATCGCCCCGTGGCGGTTGCCCCCGGCGCTGTTGACCTTGGAGCTCTTGAAGATGGACACCCCGAGGAGCTCACCGGCCAGCCCCTGGCCCTTCGCTTCGAGCATCGCCTGCGAGGCGGGCATGTACTGGATAGCACCGCCCTCGGAGCGAAGAGACTCGGTCAGGTCGGCGATCTGGCGAGGATGGAGGAGAGCGGTCAGCGGGGTCGGGACCGAGGACAGCTCGAGCTGGTAGATGGCATCGAAGAAGTCGCTCACGCTCATGTCGACGCCCGAGGAGCCGACGTCGGTGGCGGCGTCGTCGATGGCGTCAGCGAGGAGCTGCATCCAGCCCTGTTCATACTCGCCGACCATGGAGGCGGCGAGGCGGCGGGGGTTGATCGCACCGTTGCCGGTCAAAACTGCGAGATCGCTGATGTCGCGACGGATGACCATCCGAGCCACCGCCACGCTCGCCGAAGCATCGGTCAGCGCGGTCGAGCTCTCGTCGCTCGCCTCGGACGAGGCAGCGGCGAAGGCATCGTAGCCGTCGAGGCCGGCGAAACGCTCCGAGAGGGTGTCGGTGAGCGCGCCGTTGACCGAACCCAAGAAGGTCACGACCCCGGAGGTCCGGAGCGAGGCCTGGTCGGCAAGGAGAACGCGCAGGTTGGCGGCGAGGGAACTGGCGAGCCGAAGGTCGGTCTCGAGGTTGCTCTGGAGGATCGCAGTCATGGGATAGACCTCATGCGAAGGGGTGAATCGTCACTCGCCTACGCTGGGTTACGCCCACGACTCGCGGCACTGTCTATGTCATAGCAGAGTCTAGCCGAAAGCACCAGCGGCGATAGCTTCCCGCAATGCCTCCAGCGGCATCGAGGCGACGTCCTGCGGCGAGTAGCGGGGCGGCGGCGCAGCCTGCGAGGGCACCGCCCCGGCGTTGCTCGGTGGTGCCGCAGGAGGAGGCGCAGCGGCGACGGCCTGCTCGGGTGCCGGCGTCGGAACCTCGACGGTTGCCTCGGTCGGCGCGGGTGCTTGGAAGAGGCGAGCAACGTGCCGGTCTTCTTTCGCCCCGGTCGAGAGCCAGGTCGCAAAGTCGGGCGCACCGTCCCCGAGCTTGGCGTATCGCCACCGCACGAGCTCCTGGTCGTCGGCGTCGACGATACCAGCCCGCATCAGGTCGGCCGATGTCGTGGCCTCGCTCTTGAAGGCATCGAACTCGGCGCGCGTCGCCTCGAGCGCTGACTCGGCCTCGGCGGCCCGCTTGGCGAGCTTGTCGAGCCCGTCGGCCTTCTCGCTGACCTCCGCGAGCTGCTCTTCGAGCTCGCGGATCTTCGCGTTCTTTGAGTTGATCCGATCGCGCGGCACGACGTCGGCGACCTCTTCGCTACAGTGCGGGCACTTCATGGGGTTTCTCCTGTCTGGCTAAATGGTGCCGAACTCGACGCGGTCGCGACGAATCTGCGCAAGTCGGGCCCGGGCCTGGTCCTCGGTGATGCCCTCGAGCTCGGCGAGGAGCTGCACCGGTGAGGCGATGCCGAGCTCCGAGCGGGTGCGGTACTCCTCGATGCGAGTGCGCCGCTCGTCTACCGACAAGGGGAGCCCCTGGTAGCGCACCGAATAGCCGGTCTCGGGGAGCGGGGCCTCGCCGCTGTAGGTGTTGTGGAGCGCCGCGATGACCTCGAGCAGCTCGACATCGGCCCGGGCGAACTGTGGCTGGTACTTGAGCTGTGCGCGCCTCTTGCCCTCGTTGACGACGTGGATGGCGTAGCCGCTTCTTGCGTCGCCGTGTGACCTCTGGATGTCGCCCGGGGACAGGTCGAAGTCCATCGCGAGGTCGCTCGCGTAGTCGCGGATGGCGGTTCCGACGGCGACAGGGTCGCCGCCCGGGGCGAACTGCCCGAGCTGCACCGGGGCGTCCGGGTTGGAGGCCTCCATCAACAGGAGCGAGGCCGGGTCGGTCGCGATAAAGGTGGCGTGCTCGTCGTTGCGAGCGTCGGCGGCGAGACCAGCGGGGCGCGCGTTGACGCCGTACCGCTGCGGGTGAGAGCAGTCGAAAACGATGTGCGACCAGAACGACCACAGCACCGCGACCTTGAGACTGCCCTCGACGAGCTCGCGCCCCTCGTAGGTGTCGAAGAGGCGGCCCGTGTCGAGCGCGTGCGTCATGACGTAGGGCAGCACCGGCGACCCGTCCCCGCGTCGGTAGGGGTAGGCCTCGCCCGAGTAGTCGGCCCCGAGAAACATCGAGGTGAGGTCGCGCTTGCCGTCGCCGCTCTCGATACGGTAGACGCCCACGCCACCTGCTACGGACAGGACGTCACGCGTGAGGAGCTCCTGCCCGTCGAGCTCGCGGTGCCGATACTCGATGACCGTGTGCGCAGTGCTCGGCGTGTTCGGCGAGCTCGAGGCCTCGACCGTGTCGACGGGCACCAGGCGGACGAGCAGCGCCCCATCCTCCCACGAGACCCGGCGCAGCGCCTCGCGCTGGCCGATGACGAGCCGCTGTAGCTGCGGTCCCTGGGTCCACACGCCCGCACTTCTGCAGAGCTCGCGCATCCTCTCGGCGGCTACCGGGTCCTCGTGCTCGATGATGGGCTCGCGGTCATAGAGGATAGACAGCTGCGAGACGACGCTGCGGAACACGTTTTTCGTCAAATCCGGCCTGCCCCATGCCGCCATCTGCTCGGGCGCGACATATTGGCTCATGGTCTCGACCAGGTCGGCTTCCCACACGCCGTCGAGGAGGCGGCGACGGCGCGCGCTCTCCTGCATGCGAGAGCGCTCGTGCATGTCGATCGTGAGAGGTAGTCCGTAGTGAGAGGGCATCATCACCTCAAGGTCAGAATCGAAGGCCAGCGTAGAAGGGGCGGTCGCCGAGGATGCCCAGCACGCCATACCGTAACGCATCCGCAGCGTGAGAGAGGTCACCGTCCTCGCCTGTCTTTCCACCCTTCCAGTGCCGCAGCGTCCGCAGGGTGCTCTCACAGCGCGGGTGGACGAAGAGCTCGCGCCTCTTGAAGGCCCCGTTTACGACGCGATGCCCCCAGCTGCGGTCCTTGGTGGCGGCGACGAACCGGAACGGTGCAGACCTGCGCTTTAGTTGCCTGGCGACCTCGGCGGTGAGCATGTCGTTCACGCGCCAGTTGCCTCGACGGTTGGTGTCACCAACCGCGACCTTGACGTCGCTCGGCTTGATGGCATGCCTGCGCAGCATGTCAACGATGCCCGCCGCGTGCTGCACCTCGGAGTCGCCGTCTTCGCTCACATGCTCGTCGAGCACCCACACATGCCGGCCGGCCTGCGGAGCCCACGAGAGCCCGCGCGACTGACCACCGCCCCAGACGATGAGCAGAGCAACGGTGTTCGAGCCGACCTCGCCATGGTCGATGGCGAGCGCCACCTCGACCGAAGTGCCGGCCCCGATGGCAGCCGGGTCGACGTTCGACTCGCCGAAGCCCGCGAAGAAGCGGTCGAGGGTGACGCCGTCCCATGCGCCCTCGATGCGCTGCTCGTACTCCCACGGGCTCGCCTCCATCGTCTCGAGCCAGCTCGTGACCTGCTCGTCGGTGTACCACGGACAGTTGGCAGCCGAGAACTCGGCGACGTACTGACGCCATGGTGAGCCCTGCGCCTCGACGAGCTCGCGAAGCCAGTCGACCGGTCGCCCCACCGGGGTCATCGTGAGCCAGCATCGGCCCCGACGGCTCATCAGACGGGCGAGGGTCTCCATCAGGATGTGGCTCGGAGGAGGCTCGTCGAGCAGAGCCCAGTCGAGCTCGTCACCCGCGTGCGCGGTCGGATGGTCCTCGTAGCTGCGGAGCTGGATGAGCGCCCCATTGCGGAGTCTGATGGTCGGCTGGTTCCACCCGCGCCCCGGGGTGTAGTAGCTGCTGCGGTGAAGGTGCGGCCCGAGGAGCTCGGCCAGGTAGCGCCCGACGACGTCCTGCACCTGCCGCCGAGTCGGCCCGACGAAGCGCCCTCGGCTCTCGGGGTGCTCGACGGCGAACCGAGCCGCCTTGTAGGTGCCGTGCCGGGTCTTGCCCACTCTGTTCGCTGCTCTGACCAGCACGAGGCGGTCGTCGTCGTTGTCGACGAAGTCGGCGAGCGCAGGGCTCGGTCGGAAGGTCAGCATCGGATGGACCGATGCGACCTCGGCGAGCTTCGACGCGGCGACGGCGGCGGACAGCTTCACCCGCTCGCCTCTTCGAGCCGGCGCGCGGCCTCCTCGATGATGCGGGGCCCGAGCTGCACGACCAGGTCGACGACGTCGGCCTCGTCCATGTCGGCGATGTCCTTCGTCCTGTCGGCCGGTCGAAGCTGCGACAGCTCGAGCAGCTTCTCGCAGATGCGCACCCGAGCGTTCGCCGGTGTCGCCGGGTCAGTCGCCATCGCGGCGAGCTGCTGCAGGGCCACCGCTCCGAGGGCCCGCATCCGATGGCTCGCGTACTCCTCGACCTGTCGAGTCTGGTCCTCGAGCGCCGAGGCGAAGTCGGGGCGAGCTCGCCAGGTGCCGACGGTCGCGCGCGTGGTGCCGAGCACCTCGGCGACGTCGGCGTGGGTCGCGCCGTTCGCGAGCAGCGCGATCGCGGTGCGCTGCTCCTCCGTGAGCGGCATCAGAATCCGGCGTCCCACTGCACACCTCCGGCGCGCTCGCGCTTCGCGGTCGGAGCCTCGACGCCGTCGACTGCAGCTCTAAGGATCGCGGCGGCCACGCCCGAGACGCTGCTGCCGGTCCTCTTGGCCTCGGCTTCGAGGGCGGCTCGAGTGTGCGGGGTGATGCGCGTCGTCACGACGCAGCTACGCTCTACGGGCATGGGGTGTCTCCTGGGTCGTGACCGTTACCGCCGCACAGGTGTGATGCGCGCGGTCGGC